GGCTTCAGCACTCGCAGGCACTCAGCCCAGACCTCAACGCTCGGCACATCGTAGTCCCATTTCTTACCCATAAACGCCAGCCCATACGGCGGATCGGTCACAATCGCATCAATTGAGCCAGCGTCTAGCGTCTTGAGAACGTCAAGACAATCGCCAACATGCAGGCTGTAGGGTTGTGTCATGAAAACCATTGAAAAGAGCCGTTGCGACTAAGGTAGTTGAAAGCGTCGGCTGCGGCGTCCACCTGGTCGTCGTGCTGACCTGTTGGGAAGCTGCAAAGCTCATCGATAAAGGCCCTGTTCCAGTCGCCTCGCTCAAGCTCCACAAGGCCGGCCTCACAGGCTGCTGCAAACGGCATGGCTCGCACTTCTTTGGAGCCTGTAGGACGTGCCGAAACGGTTGCAAAGCCTGCCAAGTTGATCTTGTCCTGCTCCACTTGATCGACCCCCGCCGCTCCGGGGTCTTGTGCCAAGTGAACGATTGTCTGAAGCCCGTCTATTTCGGCGGTTTGTCGCTGGATGGCTCGCCGTTGGGCTGGTGACCATTGCCCTCTAACCACGTGGGTGATTCTGTATCGATCACCGATTCGGCACATTCTGACACCACAGGTGTAGTCTCCCGCTCCCGGCGTGGCTGCTGTATCGTAAGCGCGGCAAGCCAGCCCTGAGCTATTGCCCCCGTCACTAATAGGCAGCCAATCGTGACGGAAGAAGCCACCAGATCGAGGAGAAGGTCGCTGTTGATAGAGGGCTGAGAAAGCATAAGAGCCGATGGCCTTTTTAATTCGGTCAAAGTCTGCGACATTATAACGGTCTGGCCAGAGTGCCGCCCCCGGCTGTCGTCCGAGCGTATCACCTTCTTCGGCAATCGCTGGCAGGCTCACCACATCCCACTTTTCGCCGCCGTTGTTTGCTTCTTCCAGCAGTTGGCCCGCAAGGTCGAGCGAGTGCCAGCGGGTCATTACAAGTACAATGGCGGCACCGGGGTGTAACCGCGTGTAGAGGTCGTTCTGATACCAGTCCAGAACTCTTGCCCGGTATGTCGGTGATTCAGCCTCTTGGCGTGACTTAGTTGGGTCATCGATCACTACCAGGTCGGCACCATAGCCTGTGACCCCTGACCCGACACCGACCGCATACAACCCGCCGCCATGCACTGACGACCACTGATTCTGTTTATTTGAATCGTTAGCGAACTGAAAGCCGAACCGGCTGACCAGCCGCCTTGTTTGTCGGCTGAATGTACAGGCGAGGCTGTGGTTATAGGCCCCGACGATGATCCTCTGCGTTTGATCGACCAGCAGCCGATACGCTGGATAATGGATGGTTGCCTGTTCGCTTTTCCCATGCCTGGGCGGCATGAAAAACATCAATCGGCTGATTTCGCCCTTAGTGACCGCATCCAGCGATAGCCGAGCCTTTGCCAGATGTCGCGGGTGCCATTGAAAGTTTGGCGTTGCGACATTGAGAAAGCGATTAAGCCCCCTCGGTATCAGTTGGGTCTGCGGTGTCGCCTTCGTTATCAAGATTTGACCAATCAACTACCGGCGAATCTACCTGCTCAATCGGGGTCGGCACCTTGCCATCAATCCGGTCAAACACTTCTTTGATGTGCTGAAAGCTGCCGCCCTTGGCTTCTCTGACTAACGCCTCGATGATTTCTTGCAGATCCCCGGTGCTTTCAAGGTGTTTCTGCAATTCAGCAGCCATCCGCCGCCCCTTACTGTGTCCTGCTGGATTACCAGACTGACCGGGTTTAAAAGCAGTTGGCAAAAGATGTTCAAATTTAGGATTTCGATTTGCCATGATTGCATGCGATATGCCTGCGCTCATGCCTGTAATCAGGCATTACCCGCCAATTCGCTTCTGTAATCGCCCTAAGGCCGCATCCGAATCAATCGCCTGATGATTCTGCCGCCATCGGCCCTTGCGTCGCTGCATGGTGGCATTCCGCTTGATTCTGGCCTCTGCTATCACAGATTGAAGTGAGAGCATCCGCTGCTCCCACCTTGCCGAGGCCTTCAGAACTCGGTCAAATTTCTTATCGGCCCTGAGACATTTGAGGCAGATCGATGGCTTCAGCTTCTCAAGGCTTCGGCCATTGTCGCAGACGCCGCAGGGCTGCGTTGCTGCTGATTCGTGCCATTGTCCGTCAGGTGGCATCAGGCCAATCACTTCGACTTTTTGCCCGCCTAGATAGGCTTTGATTTGGGCTTCGGCGCGTCGGATAATGTCCGACTCGGCCATCTCTAATTCAGATAATGAATCCATGATAAAAGTAGCTTGACAAACATTTTTTTGCGTTTCAATGCCAAATAAAAAAAGTTTTATTTGTTTGGGTATTCAACGATAGTCGGCTCGTTAATTTCACCCCATTTGTGGAACCGCTTCAGCGGTGTTATTTCTTCTTCGTAAATCTCAGAGATCATGAAATTGCCGTCATCCTTGCAAATTGCCGACACCACCCGCGTAACGAGTTTATCGGGGTGTCGGTATTGAAAGTTGACGAACTTCTTTGTTGGCATGACTGCATTATAGCACAACTTCCAGCGTGATTTCGACGCCCGGAGCCTCACTAACATTGCACCAATGTTTCTGGCAGAATCGTTCCGTCACCTGACAATCGTCCTTATAGACAATCCCGGTCAGTGCATCTTCGGTGCATCTGATCAGCTTGGTTAGGTCAGGTTTCTGGATGTGGTGTTTCGGGGCGGTCTCTTTGATCTTGGCCGCATTCCTGCCGCTCCCAAAATGGCACTTGGGACGGGGAAAGTAGAAGTCAATCGACATCGCCACCGCTTCGGTCGTCAACTTGACCCCGGCGTCAGTCATGGCCTGCTGTGCGTGCAGCGACACAATCGACTGCCACGAGGTTTTCCGCTTGGCGGTATCCATGACGATGATCCGGCCCGTTTTCGGGTGCATGAATGCTTTCTTGGAGCCAGACGGGCTGGCGATGCCTGGGACAAAAAAAGATAGTTTCATTTCATCGCCCCCGTTTCATGGCTTTCAGATACATCACCACCAATGCCGCCATCATACCTGACAGCGTAAAACTGGCCACAGCGGCGAAGATTGACAGGGTTTTTTCAGGCATCTTTTCGCATCCCTTCCAAGCCTTCACCAATCAAGATTTCCTCTGAACGGAACTTGTCTTTCGCGATAAATTCCAGCCGCTGAATCTCGCGATCTACATACCACCGTGCCTTCCGCAGGTCTTCAATAGCATCGCCCTTTTCACCCGCCCGCCAAAGGTACTTGATTGCATTGCCACGGCAGAAATTGAAGTGTTCCGTGATTTCAATGCACTCTACGCCTGACGGATGGCTTTTGTAGTGAACTGGGTTGATGGCGTCGCTCATTCTTTAGCCTCCTCTTTGGTCACGAAATCGGTTTCATTATCAGACAGTTGTTCGAGTTCACAGGTGCAGAATTTAGGCTGATTGCCGCAGTTTGGGCATTCGAGATCGTCCAGTCTGTCTCTCAATCGCTCAACCTCCGCCACCAGTGCCAGCACTACGGCAGGATTCGCGGCGGCTATGTACTCGGCATCTTGCGTGCCTAAGGTTTGTGCTATGGATGTAATATTGTATCCGTAGCCAGCCAGCACTAGCATATCGTCCGCATACCACTCTTTTAAATCGTAAGCCTCTGCCTTCTGTCGCAGTTCGCTCAAGAGGGCGGGTGTGATTTCAATGGGCATTGTTTTTCCTTTTCTGTTCCATCTCTCGTCGCCTGTTGCGTTGTTTCATCGCACACGACACACATCGGGTGCTACCTTTCGCCACAATGCACTTGCAATCAAGGCACTTGCCCTTCTCGGCACGCTCTCGGCAAATCTGACAAGTGCCTGTTTTGTTATAATTTGACACCGGGATTCCGCAGATACTGCACCCGTAAAGCGTGTGCGAGGCTTTGGTAATCACCACCAGCTTTTCTTCGACCGTCTCATATCGACCAGCCAGCGCGTCCTCAAAGTATTTTCTGGCTGAATCCTCTGAGACGTTTAACTCACTAATCACCTCGGCAAATGCCCGGCGGATCGTGTTCCGCCTGACTGCTGATATGTCCCTTTCGTAAGGTTGCCATGCTGCCTGAGCCATCAACGCACCTCAATCGTTATACCGGCCCGTTTGGCGTCGGCTTTAGCCATCTGGGCAAGTTCAATTGATTTGGCCACCGCAAACGATTGTTCATAGGTCAGGCGGTTGCCGGGCTTGTCTGTCAGGTCATTAATAATCCTGACCAGCCGATCATTGGCGTGGATAAGCTCAATATGCAGTGACTCATTCACGGTCATCAGATTGCCCTTCCGCTTTCCAGAATTAAAGCCACCGGGAATGACCAGCCGCGAGTCGTGATTGCCTTGTCACGATTGATCAGAAAGTTATTGGCCCTGCCAATTTTCTGGCATTCGATCAGCCTGGCGGCCTTCAGTTCCTCAATCACCCGCCTGACGGTGGTCGAAGTCTTGTCAATCCTGACGGCCAGTTCTTCAATTGTCGCCGTTGAATCGCGATTAATCTCGCAAAGCACTTGTACGTATAAGCTAATCACGCCTCGACCTCCGTTTCTTTGGGGTGAATGCTCTTGGCTTCCTTGATTAAATAAATCCGCTCAAAGTCGGCAGGCTTGATCGTGAAATAAGCGTTGTTGCGGAAAAGAACATCAATCGACGCAATATCGTAGGCCTTGTTTTTGACGTCGCGTCGATACTCAACTTTGACAACCGTGCCAGTCATGGTTGCTTCTTTGGCCCGGATTGTGTCGCCGACTTGAAACCTGTTGATCATGACACGCCATCCTTTTTTGCACTGTTGAGCTTCTTTTCCCTGATTTCTGACCTGTTTACTTGCACTTTCTCTGATGCTCTAATTGCGAGCCTCACTTTGTCACCGCGAATCTCGGAAACCATCACCTCAATCGTTTCATTGCCACAATCAATGACAATTGTTTCAAGCCGTTTTCTGGTTAGAACCAATAGTCCCATCGTTGCAACCTCCATGATGAATGACGGCCAGGCTGACCGTCCCTGAGTTCCATGCCTGCCGCCCTTGAAAGTTCAGCCTGATAACATCTCAGGCAGCCTTCCACCGCCCAACCCTCGGACTGTGAGGGCCGGGAAACCACCGCCAGCCGTAATTTCAGACTGACGCCAGTGAAATCTGTTCAAATTCTCTTTGCAACCGCTCTGCATGTTTGTCACCAGCTTTCGCCCATCGCTGAACCTCATGCTTGCTCGTGATCGTCACTCGCTGGCGTGCATAGTTACGATTCCACTCTTTAACAAACTGCTCGCCGATTGATTTTGACGAATTGGCGGCACTCTCTGGCGTCGCGCCTTTGTTGAGTGCCATCACAAACGCGGCTGATACGTGGGCCTCAAGTTCAAGCTCAAAATCAGCACCACCTACGAGGCTTCGAGTTGGTGTACGAATCTTGATAATCTCGTCCCAAAGTTGGCTGATGCGCTGCTCAATCTGACGCATCTTGGCGATTGTCTGCGATGATAGTGTGACCATATGATTGACCCTGAGTGAAAACCCACCCCGCCAACGCAGCGGGGCGAGTCGCAGAAGTTTCCGGCGTTTTGGACCACCGGCCAGTCGTGGCGAAAATCGAAGGACTCCACGACTGATTGTTGCGGGCAGGAGTTGAACCTGCCGGGCCTTCCGCCTGCGGCGGACACATGCCCAATCCAATCGCAACATAAGTTCTTGAGTTGTTTATATTTCTCCGCTTTCAATCATTTCATTGATTTCTATGACTCGTTTTCCTACCAGATAGGCCACCTGGGGCACTATTGCATTACCTAGGCACTTAAGTCTGTCCACCCGATTAGAAATCCCATGAGCCACTCGACCCACTGTGGGTTCAACTGCCCACCAGCTTTCATCGCTAGCGTTTCGCTGTTGCGATTCAATTCCGATGGGCTTTTTCCGTTGTCCTTGTACATCCGCGAGGTTGGTGTCGGCCACATTTTCACTAAAGCTGTTAAATTGGGTTGGCCGTTTCCTGTTCGTTTTTTTCTCTTTTGAATCGTTTCCCATGTTTCTGTTGATTCGTTTGCTCTTGGTGTAGGCCAATAGAAACACCCTGTCCCTGACGTGCGGGGCACCAACGGCGGAAGCCGGAATGCAATGCCATTCTGCATCAAACCCGATCTCGGCCAACTCTCCGAGAACTCTTCCCATTCCTCTGTTAAGTAAAGCTGCGACGTTCTCCAAGACAATAAATCGTGGTTCCAGCTCGCAAGCAATGCGGATGATTTCAAAGAATAGTCCGCTGCGATCTCCGTCAAGACCGGCACGTTTTCCTGCGTTGCTGATGTCCTGGCATGGAAATCCTCCACAAATAACATCAACTGACTCGGTTCCTGGTTGCGGCCAGGTTCGTACATCACGCCATCTAGGCACATCTGGCCAGTGTTTAGTAAGAACTCTGTTGGCATAGTCATCAATCTCCACTTGCCACTTGCACGACATTCCTGCCCATTCAAAGCCAAGATCAAAGCCACCAATCCCGGCAAACAAAGAACCAAATGTTAGCGGCATCATCAAAAACCTTTTATAAATCGCCCTCCATGGCGAAAGTCGCATCCCTGCGTGATTGCCCGTTTGCATGACCCACAGGGGCCGCGTGCCCCCGTTATGCTCGACCGTGTGGCGGTAGGAGACTGCCGCCAGGTCATGCTGTTCGCCGCGGCGAATCCCTCAGCAACCTTTCCCAGTCCGCCGAGGCATAACACGGGCAATCATTTACGGTCAAGACTCAATCGGTTCATCTACCGACGACTCCCGCAGCTTTCGCAGGCTGCGGATCGCGTCCAGTGCATAACGCCGGATGTCGGCGTCGTCCTCTGGCGTGCTTGGTTCGGTGTCATCGTCTAGATGCCGCTCTGCCATGGCAGCGAAGCGGGTGCATTCTTCGATGGCTGTTTCAATGTCACGTTGTCGCATTGCTTGACTCCTCAGAATGGTGCATCTTCAGCCGTTGGGTCGATCTTATGACCAGCGGGGGCCGCTGCCCGGTATTCCTTAGCCGGTGCTGACTGCCCCGTCAGTTCGTGGCACTGTGCAGCCTGCTTGATAATCCATTCAGGTACACCGTCACGAGGTGGATCGTCATACGACCACGCGAAGATGTCACAGTTTGGGTCGAATGGTGCCATGCCTCTCGGCAGCCGGCCCAGGCTGGCGACGTTGGCATACGTCTTATCACCCTTGACTGTGTGGGTGATTG